GCATCATCATAAGTTGCATAAACTCCCTCACCTGTATAGTTTACTGACATATTTGTCAGGAAGCATTGTTTAAATTTATTCAAAAATGGATGATCATCATTTCCTTTACGATATCTTAATTCAAACAGATTAGGTGTTTTCATAAAAATTGCACTTCCACCAACTGTATCTCCACCAAGCTTTGGTGCCATATTCTGTTTAAATGATCTAATTATTTGTTTACACTGATTTGATTCAGATGGACTACGAGGTGTGAATTTAAATGAGAAACTAAAACTTCTTAGTGAAGGGCCATTGAATAGTAGTTCTAAGTTAGGATTAAATATCTGCCCACTCTGTCTTGCAAGTAGTTGTTCTGTAGATACGTTTGCACCAAACACACCCATAGCAGCAGAGGTTGCTTTTGCTGTTAAACCCTTTTTTGCAGCTTCTAGAAGTGCCTCTGATTCACCCGGAGCCAAGTTTCCACCAATCATTTCTCCTGATTTCTTAGCACCCTCTTCAAATGTTTGTTGCCCTGTCAATGTTTTTACTGCTTCTGCACCTGCCTTCATAGTTCCACTCACCGCACCAGCAGCAGCACCAGTAAGAGTATTCATCTTACTGTCACCATAACTTGCACTATTACCATCTTTAATATCTGATGGTATTTGTAGTAGTATAGTTCCTGTATTTTTGACTGCTTTTGTAGATAAAGAACCTGATCGTGTATTACCAGCCCTAGTGTTTAATGTATTTCTTCCAAATCCTTTTTTCTGAATTAATCTTGATGAATCTCTCTTATATTCTTTTATATCTATTTGTAAGTAGTCAGTTGTACCTGTTAATGCTTCTAACGGATATCTTAAAATTGCCATATCGACCTTATTTTTTAACTATTTAGACGAAATTTTCCAAAGGGTAATGCTTGGAGGTCTTTTATCTCTTCAGCAGTCACTTGATAGATGCCACCAACCACTTCATTAAAGGTATATTTACGTGATTCTCCCCAGTGAAAATTGACTCCTATGAAACCCCAAGAGAATACACCTGTCACTGCTACTAAAGGATTTTGATCATATCTGATTCCCGGTGTTTTAGGATTATATACAAACAAATAAAAGTTTCCTGCCTGTGGTGCACCACCTTCTGTAAGTAGATCCATAATTTCCACCATCAAATCATCAGGATCTTCAATCCCGATTAATTCATCTAATGCTGGAGCAATACGACTCATTTGATTCCTAATTCATCCTCTGTCATTACTTTGAATTCATATAACCTATCTTTACAGAAACTATTTGCTGCCTTCCACTTAGCCTGATTACGAGCATACTCATATGCTTCCCGTAAGTAACTACTTGTTTGTCTCTTAGGTTTCTTGGGTGGTTTCAATTGTTTCTTAGGTTTCACTTCAATAATGTATTTTTTAATCTTACCCGTTGACTCCCTGAGTTTAACATAGAAATCTGGAAAGTATCTATGAACTCTACCATCAATCGGTGATAGATATGGTATCACAATTTCTTCACTTCCCCATTCAAGTATGTTTTGATTGAGATCACAATATACCATGAATTTTCTTTCCCATAAGGAACGATAAATTACTTTTGTATGATCACCTTTGTATTTTTTAGGGTATGAGGGTTGATACCTTCCCTTATATGACATAAATAGAAATATAGTAAAATCATATAGGTATTTAGTGTGAGTTTTGTATCAAAAATAACGATGGATGATGCCAAAGTAAAATTTGGTAGTCTTTCACTCAATAATCAATATCAAGTGCATTTTGCTGGTTTGAACGGTGAGGTAATACAATTTCTGAGAGTTGATAAAAGAATTGATAATGTTCAGGATTTTATAAGTCGTGAAACTGGCATACTTTGCAGTGATGCATCTCTTCCAGCAAGTGCGTTTGCAACAGGTGAGGTCAAAGATAATTTTATGGGTATTCCACAGGAGTTTGCTCACTCTAGATTATATACGGATATTGACTTTACCTTCTATGTGGATGAGGATTATACTGTATTGAATATATTTGAAGGTTGGATGGATTATATTTCAAGTGGTGCTACTGGTGAGGTTGCTGATTTCCAGAAACCATTTTATCGTAGGATGAGATATCCTGATACTTACAAGTGTGATACTATGTTTATCACTAAATTTGAAAAGAATCAAAAAAGACTTTTAAGGTATCAGTTCATCAATGCATTTCCTAAATCAATCACTCCAATGCCTGTTCAATATGGTGGGGCTGAATTGCTGAAAGTGAGTGTAAGTTTCAACTATGACAGGTATATTGTTGCAAACAAAGTAAATCCATGATATACTGCTAAATAAACATACTGAATAAAATAATTATGCCATTACCCAAGATTAATACTCCAACGTATGAATTGACATTACCATCAAATAGTAAAAAAATTAAGTATCGTCCCTTCCTTGTCCGTGAAGAAAAGATACTAATTTTAGCACTTGAATCTCAGGATATGAAACAAATATCAAGTTCTATTATTGAGATCATGTCTGATTGTATTATTACAAAGGGAGTTGATATAAACAAACTACCTAGTTTTGATATTGAATATTTGTTTTTAAATATACGTGCAAAATCAGTTGGAGAGACAGTTGAGGTTGTAGTAACTTGCCCTGATGATGGAGAGACTACAGTTGATACTGAGATAAGTATTGACTCAATCAAAGTGAAGAAAACAAAAGGACATAAGAATATTGTCAAACTTGATGATAAGTATTCAATGAAACTTAAGTATCCTTCAATGCAACAATTTATTGATGCAAACTTTGATGCAGGTGAAGAGGGTAGTCAGGTTGCTCAGTCTTTAAATATGCTTTCAACTTGTATTGATATGATATATGATGAAGAAGAAAGTTGGGACGCAAGTGATAGTACAGATAAGGAACTGAATGAATTCGTTGAACAATTAAACACTAAGCAGTTTAAAGAAGTAGAAAAATTCTTTGATACTATGCCTAAGTTAGAGCATAAGGTCAAAGTTAAAAATCCAAAAACAGGAGTTGAAAGTGACGTTGTATTGGAGGGATTGGCAAGTTTTTTCAGTTAGGTATGGCTCATACTAACCTTGAGTCATACTATAAGGTAAACTTTGCCTTGATGCAACACCATAAATATTCTATAACAGAGATTGAAAACATGATGCCTTGGGAACGTGATGTGTACGTTACCCTATTGAAACAGTATATTGAAGAGGAAAACATTAAAGCACAACAAAGTGGCTAAATTACCAAAACTAGAGCAAGAATATACAGGAGTTAATCCAGAAACGGGTGAATATATGTCACCTGCTGAGAGGAAGGTAGCATTTGCAAGAAGAACTAATAAAGATGTAAGAAAGATGCCAAAGATGTCATCTACTACAGTGGGTGGTGCTTTTGGTGGAATGAAAGGTGGTAGTGGTGCTTTAGTTAAACAGGATAGATTATTTAAAGTAGAGCAAGAGATAGGAGAGGCAAATAAATCTTTAGTTGAGATAAGATCAATATTGGAAAGTGATTTTCAAAGAAAGATAGATGAAGATAAGGCAGAGATTGCAGATTTGCAGAAACAAGATAGTAAGGAAAAAGTAAAAAGGGAAGAAAAAAGTTTAGAGAGTAAGAATTTAGGAGATAAGATAAAGAATCAAGCAGAGAAAGCCTTGAAACCATTCAAGTCAATGACAGACAAGTTGATTGAACTTGCTGCATTCTTGACTGCTGGATTTCTTGGTAATGCTGCATTTGAATTTTTAAAAGACCCTGCTGTGCGTGATGCGTGGAAGAGTATCACTAAGTTCATAGTTAAACAGACAGGATGGATCGCTAAGACTACAGCATCTTTTCTTGGTGCTTTCTCACTCAAAAATGTATTTAAACTCTTTAAAAAGGCTTTGAAGTTTATCTTCACTGTTCCTAAGAAGATAATTAATTTTGTAAAAAATATAGGTAAAATACCAAAAAAGATAGCTCGTATGTTCAAAAAACTTGCGATTAAGTTTTTAAAGATAAGAAAAAAAGTAATTACTGTTGGAAAAACAATTGCAAGCGTGATTGAAAAGGTAAAAAACTTCTTAAA